ATGACGCGCTTCGATACGTTGAAATCCGAATTCAAGTCATGCAAGGGGCCTTTCCCTTATAGCAAGCTGGTCAGGCTGCTAGAGGGGTTGGGGTATGAAGTGAAGAATGGACAAGGTTCTGCTAGGAAGTTTGTGCACAAGGAGTCCCAAAAGGTCATCATTGCGCATGAGCCGCATCCGGGAAAAGAGATAAAGTTCTATCTCGTCAAGCAAATCCGAGAATTCCTCGTTGATAGGAAAGAATTATGAAGCCGATCGCTTATAAGGGTTATCAAGCTTCTGTCGAATATGAGGACGGAAGCCTCTTCATTAAAGTTCTTCATATCGATGACCTGCTCGTCGCGGAGTGCGAGAGTGCGTCTGAGGTCGAGGCGTGTGCGCGCGCTCTTATTGATGATTATATCGCGACCTGCAAAGAGCTTGGCCGCGATCCTCAGAAGCCGTTCAAGGGTTCCTTCAATGTTCGTATGGAGCCGGATTTGCACCGCAAGTCCGCAATGGCCGCTGCGGATTTGGGCATATCGTTGAACGCATGGATTTGCTTGGCCGCGACAGAAAAACTTGATTGCACTGGCATCGCTGACCGGTTCGATGGAGTTTTCTCTAAAAAGCGACAAGAAATGAGCGTCACCGCGACCATCCAACTTTTGCAGGCGCAGCAGCACTTTAATCGTGGTGCGTTCTACGAGGGGATTTATCACGCGATACAGGATGACGACGGGCTTATGTACGTCGGGCAACACAGAGGCGGCGTGAGAGAAGCAAGTTTAAAACCTATGTCTAGAGTGAAGTTGCATGGCTAAAGCAGCCAAACCAAAAATGGAAACGTCTGAAGTCACAATAGAGCTTCTCGGGCAGTCCTTGGTCGAGGTCGATTTGATGGCGCTGCCCCACGCCGATGGCGAAAAGGTAGAGCTGCGCTACCAGGCCTCGATAGACACACCGGAGAAGCTTGAAGACAACAGATTTTTCTTTCGTTGCGATTTTTCGGTGACGAAAAAAAAGGCTGGGTCTGACGAAGAACTTCAGTCTGTGATGGCAACTTACGGATGCATCCTTCAGCACCCGTCCGATGACATTCCGACGGTCGAGGCTGTTGGCAAATCCTTTGTCGCAACTTCCGCTTGGCATGCGTTCTCTTCGTTGTTTGCAGTGGTGTCGCACCAAATGGGAACGCCGTTTCCGCCACTTCCACCAAGTCCCGGCGGTGTCGCCTCGTCTGGTCGGAGTTCATTCGAAGAGCTTGAGCTTAATGAGGCTGGAGAGGAGGTCGGGTGAGTAGGCAGATTTGCCGACTGACACGACCTTTCCAAATCGCATTACGGTTTGTTCGCTCTTGCCTCATTTAGCTGGCGGGTCATCTCTTTTGCCGCGCCATTTTGGCTCCCGTGAAGCAGGGCACTTTTCGGAAAAGCATCCTTTCCAACCCTGTAAACGCCGTAGTTCCTCATGCATATTGTTTGATTGATTGAGACCTTAATCACTATGTCTAAAGCTCGAAAAAAGTTTCTCTTCCTCAGTGACAGCGATAGAGAGTCTGCGAAAAGTCGATTGGTGGCCGCTGGAGTCCCATACATAAAAAAAAGGTTGGAATCGCGAGCTTCTAACTGGGAGACAATAGTCGATATATTTGAAACCGACCCGCCGCTCGGCGTGCTTGTAAAACTTACAAACTACACGATGGGTCTTTTACTAGCTCCGAATTATGCAGAGGTTGCTGCTGCGCTGCTGACGAAGATCAGTCAAAGTTCTCATATCGTTTTCGTGCATGAAACTTTTTTCAAACCCGACGACATCCCGGAGTTTTCCGAAGAGGACGAAGATGAAGACCTTTGGTTCGGAAGCCCGCAAGTTCTCTTTGGATCGTTACCGGAAGAGCAGCGCACTCAGGTCAGCCAACTTTTCAAATCTTATGGTCTAAATGTCGTACCGTACCGACGTAACTTCGAGTTGAGCTTGTTGGCCGGTGACTTTGTAGAGTCTCATCAGAGTAATTTAATTTTCCGGTTCTATGTGCCGTCGGGCAAGATTTATGCAGAACAGACGGTGGAGTTGCTAACTCTGTTCCGGGATTACCTCAGCCGCTCGCTGGGTCTACAGGTGAAGCAATCTACTCATGGAACAAGCAATGGCACCGTCTACGAGTTCTTTGGAGACGGTCAGTTGTCACAGGATGACGTCGCTGAAAAGTTTGATGATTTCACAAACGTGATGGATTTATGTCTAGCGAATCCTTCAGAAGCTGAGCAGTTGCTTATTCGACAAGGGGCGGATGCCGATGCCGTTGGTAGGTTAGTAACAGACTATTCAAAAAAACTCCGGCGTTTGACGAACGACATAAAGCAAGACCGTGAACGAAAAGTCCTAGACATTCGCCATCGCCTCGAAAGTGATCTCATCGAAGTGGCGGATCGAGCCGATTTGCAAGCCATCGCTGATCTTGTTGAACAAGTTGTTACGAAAAATGCTGGATTTAGCGATGTTATGGGTATTGGCACTTCTATTGGCCGGAAGGACGCTATTTCGAGTCTAACGGTGAACGTACGGCCTCAATTCATCAACCATGTTAAAGGAATCGTTTCTCAAGAGATGTACGGGGATCAGCATGTGGGTCCGGAAACAGCGGAGCTTCTGGAACTCATTCGGCAAGGCGACTTTAGTAACCGGGCTGAACTTCAATCAGCTGTTTATGAGTTGGAGGACGATGCTACGTCACCGCAAAAGCGCCTACGCGCCGGCAGGCTTTTGCAAACTTTCCTGAATAAATTCGGCGCGGGTGTGGTCGATGCTGGGTTCGGCGTCCTACAAACATATATCGAAGGAAAGCTGGGAATAAAATAATTTTGCAAAGACGGAGGCGGTGTATTTCGCCCATCTATTCACGCCATAATTTCAGGTTTGGATTATCGTGAGAATTTGAGCGCATCTAAAATTTCAATTCAGTTCGTATTGACGTTTCTAGTTATTTCTCTTACTTATGAGTTCATAATAGCTCCCCGTTCGGATCAGGCCGCAAGGCCCCCGGCGGGGTTTTTGGTTTCTGGGGGTTACATTGACGACAGCGACTAAGAAAAAGCATGCGATGGCTTTTTTTGATGGCCAAAATCTATTTCAGCACGCGAAGGATGCGTTTGGCCACCACCACCCAAACTACGACCCTATTAAACTACATAACGCAGTCTGCGCCCAACAAGGCTGGGTTCCAAATTTGACCCGGTTTTACACCGGAGTCCCGAGTCATGAACAAAGTGCGATGTGGGCCGCATATTGGGCGAAGCGCATCATGTTTATGAAGACCGCAGGGATAAATGTCACGCATCGTAAGTTGCGATATCACCGTGAGAGTTCATTTGATGCATCGGGAAGCCCTTGCACAGTGGTGACGGCGCATGAGAAAGGGATCGATGTCCGTCTCGCTCTCGATATCGTAGCCACTGCACGGCGGTCGGAGTGGGATGTTGCCATCATATTTAGTCAAGACCAAGATCTAGCCGAGGTTGCAAGCGAAGTAAGAGCTATCGCGAACGAGCAAGGCCGGAGCGTGGAAATTTGTTGCGCTTATCCTGATGGACCGAGTGCAACTTCAAGGCGCGGGATAGATAACACTCAATGGATAAAAATGGATCAGGCGTTTTATGACGCTTGTCTGGACCCGACCGACTACCGTCCTCCAAAAAAGCTCGTTTAAATACTCATCCGTTCACTGATCTGCCGATGATAGCTTCGCGGCGTTGAGCAAGCGGATCATTTCCTTTGTTGCGGATGCGCGGCCAACGTAGCGTCTGATGATTCTTTCAACGGTTTCTTCCTCCCACGCCATGATCTCGGCGATCACACGAACGGATAGACCGGCAATATAGAACTTTGTAGCGGCGGTCCCTCGAAGGTCATGGAAGTGCAGATCACGTTCCAGCATGTTCGTCTTTTCTTTCGCCCGCCAGAACATTGTATTCAGCCCGCTCGGCTTCCATGGCTTCTTTTTGGAGCTGGTAAGGATGACGGGCGAACGCTTGGGTATGCGCTCAAGAATTTCATTCAATGCGTCGTAGCGCGGTATAATGGCCTCGCGCTTGTGCTTGCTCTTGCCGGTCGAAATGATGATGGCATCGGTGCCGACATGCGACCAAGACAGTTTCAGCAAATCGCTTACACGCAAGCCTGTATGGGCGGCAAGGTCAATCACCCACTTCAACTCGTCAGAGCATGCGGCTTTTACCTGCGCAATGTCCGCGTCCGTCCATATGATTTCGGATCGGTCGGAACTGTAAAGGTGCTTGATGCCTTCGGCGGGATTGGCGCTAAGCTTGCCCATCGGGTCCACGCCGTGGGACAGGATGCGGGAAAGAACCTGCATTCCGGTGTCTGCGGCGCGGGGCGTTTCGCTGTACTGGCCGCGCCATTGCCGGATGCGGGGGCGGATTTTGTCGGTGCGGTTGAACTGCGCAATGCTCAGATTGCCGAAGTATTCGGAAATGCGATCAATCCACGGCGACCAGACGCGCTTCGTGGAATCGGCAAGCTTCTTGAATTCGGTTGCTTTGTAGTGGGTGATGATGGAGCGGAAGCGACCGCTTTCCGGTTCCATGCGGCTGGCGATGGCTTCGTTATATGATGCCATAAAAGCCGCCGTTCCCGGCTGGCCGTCGAGCCTTGGGCCACCGCGCCAAGCGTAATAGTAAACATTGCCCTTGGCCCTTACGGTGTGGATGCCCTTTAGCTCAACTGTAACCATGCTTTTTATCAAACTCCGCAAGCTCGCGGTCCAGATCATCTTCGTCGCTCTGTGCTGGTGGCGTAAAATGCCATCGAAATGTACCGTCTGGCAATGTATCCAGCGCGGTTGGGGTCATGCCGTTCTTTTTCAATGCCTCAAGCGTAGCGGCCACGTCGCGAACTCGAAGGGAAGGGCGACGTTGCTTTCGATTAGCGGCTGATGTGGCTTCGGTCATGTAACACCGGTTTCGGGTAACTTAGTGTGTGGAGGCGGGCGGCGACCGCCCGCGCTCCGGGTGAAATCAGACCGACATTTCCGGCTTGCCCGCGAACTTCGGCAGGCCAAGTTCTGCGGCGGTTTCGTGCAGAGCGAAGGTTACTGCCTTGGTGATGTGGGTATCGGGCCGGTAAAGCATGCAGGTCCACGAAAGCTTGCCTTCGCGAAGGCGGTAGCGAAGGCGCACGGGCAAGCGGATGCTTTCACCCTGGAAGAACGGCGCGATATTGAGGACGAAGACGCCCGGCACGGTGATGGGGTCGCCGTTGGCGTTCTTGTGGTCTTCCTCGAAAACGATCTGGCTTTCACCGGTTTGCAGTTTTACCGCCGTCTTGACGCGGGTTTCGGCGTTGATCTGCAAGCCCTGCGAAAGCACTACAAGTTCGTTCGGATAGGCCACTTTGGCCTTGAACAGCAATTCGAGGTCTTTGGTCTCGTCAGAATCCGGCGAGGCCAGTTCGGCAATATGGTCTTCGATGAACTCCGCAAACTCGTTTTGCGTCAACGGTTTGCCATTGATGCCCTGCCAAGCTTTCCATTCTTCGGAAAGCGGAAACGCATAGTGTACGCGGTGCTTGCCGTTGTCCGGGTCGCCGCCATGATAGTCTATAACGGCAGTGAAGGCCGGGCTACGCCAGTCCGTAATAGCAAAAATCACGCTGTTGCCTGTCTTGTGGCGCTCGACAAGCTGGACGAAGGATTCCAGCGTCTCGGCATAAGCGGTGCCCTGCTTGCGCTCCGGGCGGGTGCGCCACGGTGCGAAGACTGCCGACACGTCCGACAGCTTGCCGCTGGTCGGGTCCAGCAGCGCCGGGACGGTGGAGGGAATGCCCTTGGCGTCGGCAGGTGCCGGAACCTGCACAATCGCGGCGTTGGTCAGCGCCGCTAGCTTTGCGATTTCGGCGACGGCGGTTTGGGTGAGTTGGTCCATTTCGGTTCCTCTGTTGGTGCGCCGGTCACTGGCCGGACGCGGTTGCTAAAATTGGGAAATCAGCCTGCGGAGACTTCGCGCGGCGAAAACATGTCGTGCTGGCGGGGATGCTCGGTCGAAAGCGCGCCGTCTTCGACAACCCAAAAGACCGAGTTCTTGCGCGGCAGCTTCGGGGTTTTGGATTCCATGTCGGCGGCAATCGTCACCATGCCGTCCTTGACGGACAGGGACAGTTTCAGGGTCACGGAACCCTTAAAGCTCTGCATGGGGTTGGCTTCGGACATGTCCGAAAGCTTTTCCAACGTCTGGCCGATCTCGGCGGAAAAGGCGGGGTTTAGCTGCCCGTTTTCCAGCATGCCAATGATGGTGGAGGCATCGCGTATTTTCTTCATGCGGATGGTTCCTTGTGGTTTGGAGGATGGTCACGCGCGCAAGGCGGCGTCGTGGTGGCGCTTGATCTCGGCGAGGCTGGTGGCGCAAAGCGCCGCGCCGCCGATGATGGCGAGGATGAGGACGGCGCAAATGCAGGCCAGAAAGAACCGGCCATAGGGCGGGGTTGCCTGCTTAGGGCGCTCGGTCGGGATCATGGGGTAAATCTGGATCAAGGCTGTCTCCATCCGTTCGGGAAACCGCCTCGTGTGAGGCGGAAACCGGAGCGGACGTTTCAGACTGCGGCCATGCCGTCGCAGAAGCCCGTATAAGCATCATCGTACCAATCGAGCTTCTTGGCCTCGTCCAGTGCGGCGCGGTTTAAGTCGTCGGCGTACTGCCAAAGGTCGCTCGCCATTTCGAGGGCGCTTGCCGCCGCAATCGCCTCGGTCGCAGCTTCGCGCAGGCGCACATGCAACGGCGTCGGGGTTTCGTCCGCATCTTCATCTTCGGCGATGGTCGGTGGGACAAAGTTGCGCTCCGCGACTTCTGCGCAATGACGTAGATACAAGGCGCGCTGGCGAAGCTTCTTTACATCGGTATCCATTTTGCTCTCCGGTGATGCTGTTTGATGATGGCCCGAAGGCCATCGCCAAACGGCATCAAGCGGCTGCAACAGCATCGCGGCGCTGGATTTCGTCCAGCATCCTGATGCGCTCATCTGTGGAAAGCCGTGGCGCCGTGGCTGCTCGCGCAAGCTCGGCGGTCGTGTAGTAGGGATACTTGATAGCGGGGTCCGTAGCGCGTGCAGCGTTGACCCGCGTATCGTGAACGCGGGCGGTAGCGGCATCACCGCAACGGCGGATTTCTTTTGCGGTGAACCATTCCCGCAGGTCGGCTTTCGTGCAGCCTTCGCCCACACGCTGGATAGCGTCGGCCATCGCCTGTGTTAGCTCTTCGTCATTCGCGGTTTTGATGTGCATGCCCTGTCTCCATCCTTTTGAAGGGGGCCGGGCGGCATGTTCACATTTCGAGGGTGCGCCGCCCGGCATTCTGCCAGAGCCGCAACGAGGTTTAGCGGCTTGGATGAATTGGAAAATAAATCCAATTACGAGTTTGTCAATCTATAAATGGAAATAAAATCCAATATGCGAAAACGACTCGACTCTCCGTTCATTTTTGCAAATATTAGAACGGAAGGAGAACAAAATGGGCTATGCGTTGATGAGATATAAGACGTTCACGCTGTTTCTGCGGTGTGAAAACTGCCTTCGTGAGACGTCTAGGGTTGTCGAAATTCCCCCTGGGGATGACAGCCCGCGCGATGTGGACGAGTTGCTTGAAAGCGGCTTCCTAGCGCAAATCCCGTTCGCGTGCGGTCCTTGCGGCAACCCGATTGCGCAACTGATTGGAGTAAAGGAGTAAAGCCATGCGGGAAACCGAAGTTTTGGAATTTGTTATCGTTCCCCCATATCCAAAGCGCCACCAGATAGCGGCTTCAGAAGCGCATTTCGCTGACTTCCTCAAGAGGCGTTTCCGTGGCTATTCTTTTAAGGTGGCAGGGATCGCGCCTGTTGGGTCGGATGACGACGATAGCTTTCACGTCATCCCGGTAATGAGCTTTTTAGACGACGCGGGAAATATGCGGATGTGTGAGCCTCCGCAGCCTTGGATTATCACGGAAATCAGCGAAGCGTGCCGAGAATTCGCGATAAACAAGCGCCGTTGGCTCTCTTAAAACGACAAGTCATTTATGATGCGGCGCGCCAGCGCGATAATCTCGACTTGGGTGCCGTCATCTGCCGAATAGTCACGATTTATTATGATCGGTTTGTGCCTCGGGTTCGTTGAACGTGGGTGAAATTCCGTTCTGTCCTGATAGATTTCCACCTGCTTGACTGACCATTCACGCGTCATACCGCCGTCCTTTGACCTCTCCACTATAACCACCATGCCATCCCGCAACACCACTTCATTGGCGATGTCTTCGAACGAAATGGCTACAATTCTGTCGCCTTCGAGGATTGGGCGTGGTTTGAGGTCATTCATAGAGTCCCCGGATACGTCAAATATCATCTGCCTCGCATTGGGGAATCGGTCGTCTGGCGGCACCGAGACTAGCTCTCGCTCTCTTTGGTCGAAGGCGTCAACTTCTCGGAATGTTCCGGCTTCGACTCTGCCTATCACCGCAGCTGCCACAAGTTGCCCTGTAATGGGCTTAACGTTTTGATGCTCTGTTACCTCGATCCCGTCTCTTAGCCAAAGGTGCGAAACGCCCAACGTATTAGCCAAGATTTTCAGGGTATCGCCGCGAGGTTGGCTGATGTCTCCGCGCAGGTATTTGTTGACGCTGTCATAGGGAATGCCGGAGCGGTTCGAAAGCTCCTTCTTCTTCCAGCCCTTGGCGTCCATCGCCACTTGTAATCTTTGCCACCAATTCATGTTTGCCATCATAGAGCCGGAGTTATTTTCCGTTTTGGATTTCTGTTGCCTTGTAATTGGATTTTAAATCCATTATTGGTGCGTGCATGGACACGACACCGACCCTCACAATTGCTGAAATCATCAGCCGCGCTGGCGGCCCCAAAGCAATTGCGGATGCGAGCCGGTTGACTGTCGATCCGTTCTCGAAGGATGCGGTTTACAAGTGGGCGAAAGGGGGGATTCCAGATCGCCATTGGCCAATCATTATCGCGCTTACCAATCTGGAAGTTTCGGCGATTTATTCGGCAAACCTCGCGGCGCGGGGCAACGTCTTTCCGCAACTTTTTCATGAGGCCGCAGAATGAGCGGCCTCGTTTCTCCTTCGCGCGGCCAATCCTCCCGGCCTGCTGCGGCCCGCGCTGGTGCGCTTTCCTTCTTCTCGCCCGGCGCGGGCAACTCTCGTTTTGCATGTGGGCCTCCGTAACTTCCTGACGCCCTGAAACTCTCATCTCCAATCAGTTCCCACCACGGGAAAAACGCCGGGATTTTCCCGGTGCGGGAAAGGTATTGTCTCATGATTTCAAACGCATGGTTTCACCGCATCAAAGCCGCGCAACGTGACCTTATCCGCCTCGTGGGCGGTATCGAGCGTGCAGCGGAAATTTCCTCGATTTCAAAAAGCCACATCGGGCGCATGAACAACGCGACCGACCCGGAATTGATGCCCCTGCATGCCGTCTACGCGTTGGAAAGTGAATGCGGTGTGCCGGTCGTTACCTCTGCGATGGCGGAGCTTAACGGGCGGCGGCTGGCCGACCCGGAAGGCGAGCGCGCCGCCGAACAGTGCGTCGTCGTCACCTATTCCGAAATGGTCCGCAAGGCTGGCGATCTGATTTCCGGCGGCGCGGTTGCTATCGCCGACATGGTTGTGACGCCAGCCGAAGCGACCAAAATGGACCGTGATGCGGCGGAACTGGAAGCCGGTCTGGCCGCATTTCGCAAGGCGCTCGCCAGTGTGAAAGCCAAGGGCGGTCACAAGGTCGGGCTTAGCGTCGTCGGGGGTGCGGAATGAAGCGCCAGACCGATCCGGCTATCACCGAACTGATGAAGCGCCCCTTGTCCGAACGTGCAAGGGGCTTTTTGCGACATGTGAAATGCGAGGGCGGCAAGTTGGATTTGTCCGCCCTTGGCCTCGCTTACCATATCGTCGCCGAAGAATGCCGCAGCTGCGGCTATCTCCACATTACCGCCGATGGTGAGACTGCGAAGCTTACCGGCTTGGGGCAGGCGTACCTTGATCGTTTGATGAGGTCGCACTGATGGCCCCTTACAAGCAAGTTAAGCTTCCCAAGCCCGGCCCAAGCGCCGTTGTCATCATCAGCGCCGCCGTTCGCGACGGTGTGGTGACGGTCGAATCGCAACAGCAAGGTGTTGCGGCAAACAAGTCTGTAAGCAACGGCTATCTTACGCGCGATAAGAAGGACGGCAAAACCTACTACCCGACCGACCGCGCCCGCGAAATGCTGGCGATGCTTGAAGGGATTGCGGAGCCGGGCGACATGCCGGAACGCGAAACGGAAGCCGCCGTGGTGCCGGTCGTGGACGCTTCCGGGTTGGTCGCCACGGTAGAGCGGGCGCGTGCGCTGCTGGACGAAGGCGACGTTATGAACGCCCGCATCGTCGCGTCGGTCGCATATAATCAGGCGAAGACCGCTGCGCAGTTTGCGGAACAGATCGGGGCAACCGAAAAGCTGGTCGCCAAGGCTCGGCGCATGCAAGCCGACGCGCTCTTGATCGAAAGTCGCGCCAAAATCATCATCGCCGACCAGTGGGATGAAGCGCAGGCGTCAGGCGAGGCTTTGCGTGGTCGCCCCAAAAGTATTTCCGATGGAAATACTTTTTCACAATCGGAAACCGGCTTAACCGGCAAAGAAATCCACGAAGCCCGCAAGCTCGCCGCTGCGGAACGGCGCGAACCCGGCATTGTCGAACGGGCCATTCAGGCGCGGCTTTCAGCAGGTCTTGAACCGACGAAGGCCAATCTTCGCGCGGCGGTCGGCACGGCTAGCGCCACGAAGGAAGAGCGTGGGCCGAATCTCTACGAAACGCCGCCGGAAGCGATGTTTACGCTGCTGGCACTTGAAGAATTCACCGCGTGCGTGCTGGAACCCGCCTGCGGGCGCGGTGCCATCTCGCGCATGCTGGAAGCGTTTCACTACGGCGTCGTGCTGGCCGATATCAACGATTATGGCACGGCGGACAGCAACGGCGAATTGCAGGCGGTGCAGGACTTCTTGACCTCGCAGCCGCCGGAAGCCGGCTCATACGACATCGTCACCAATCCGCCTTACGGCGATATACTCAATGCCTTCGTGGCCTACGCCCTCCGCGTCTACAAGCCGCGCAAAATGGCGCTTTTGCTCAATCTCAATTTCCTTTGCGGCTTCGCGGACGATGACCGCAATTTCGTCATGGATGATTGCCCGCCTGCGCGCGTCTACGTCTTCAAGCGCCGCCTTCCGATGATGCACCGCGACGGGTGGGACGGAAACAAGGCCAGCAGCCGCATGAACACGGCGTGGTTCGTTTGGGAACGTGACGAGGCTGGAAACTATGGCAGCGCCACGGTTGTCCGCCGGGTGGACTGGAAGGATTTCCAGCCGCAGGAAGCAGCCGCGACGGCGGAAAGCGAGGCGGCATGAGCGTTTACGTTGACGACATGCGCGCCCCGTTTGGCAACATGGTGATGTGTCACATGTGGGCGGATTCCGATGACGAACTGCTTGCGATGGCGGATCGCATCGGCGTGCAACGCAAGTGGATTCAGGGGCATCCCGTTCTTTCCTTCGGAAAACATCGGAATGCCAGTTGGGTCCACTTCGATATCGCAATTTCAAAGCGCACTCTTGCAGTCAAGTGCGGCGCTATCGAAACAGATCGGTTTGGCCCGGTCATTCACACGACAAAGCTACGGCTCGCTGCGGCTATCTCAGCCGGGGACGAAACTGCGGTCCGGGCAGCGCGTGAACGCCTCGCCTCCTATGAGGCCATCCGCGTCCGGCATAATGGTGCGCAAGCGCGTCAAGTTGGACTTCGCGAGGGTGATTTTGCAGCGCTGGCCGATGATCTATGCGCGGAATCGCTTTTTCATCGCTTCTTGGAAATGCGGGACCAGACGCGCGCGATTTACAACCAAGGCCATGCCGCCACCGTGCTGAAAAGCCTACTCGGCATCGCCAACAAAACGCAACTCAACACGGACGAACGTGCGCAGGGGGCTTTTATCGCCCTGCGGGCGGACTTCGACGCGTGGAAAAAGAGGGTTTCCGTGTGAGCGACCGCATCTTTCCAGAAGTTTCCATCCCCTACGGCGACAAGTCCACGAAGGCCATGCAGATCACATGCGCCTGCTGCGGCGCTGTCGCCTATTTCCCGCATCAAACCGGGGTCAATCGCAAGCCGCCAATCGCGGCAACTCAGCACTTTCAGAACAAGGGATGGGTGGTCGGCAGCAATCCGCGCAAGGATTTCTGCTCGATCCACGCCGTCCCGGCCAAGCGTAAAGGACAGAAAGCCATGGCGGACACGGTATCGACGATTGCGGACAGGCCACGCGACATGAGCCGCGAGGACCGGCGCATTATCAACGACAAGCTGGATGAGGTTTACGCCCAAGACGCCTACAAATCCCCCTGGACGGATTCTGCCGTGGCGAAAGATTTGGGCGTGCCGCGTGATTGGGTGGCACAAGTCCGCGACCAGTTCTTCGGCCCGGCAGGTTCGAACCCCCTTTATGACGAGTTCCTGAAAGAGACAAAGTTGGTGGAAGGTGCGTTCCTCGCCTGCGATGAAGCGACCGCGCGCGCCGAAAAGGCCGTTGCTGACCAGCGCCGGGCGCATGGTGATCTCTGCAAGGCGATGGACAGCTACCGCGCTCTGGCGCGCAAGGTAGAGCGGGAAATCAGCCGATGACCGACCTTATGCCCATCGTTGAAATTCTGGCGGACTGCCAGACGGACGCGGCGCGCGCCGACTGGCTTTTGCGCGCGCCGCAGGGCGTCATCTATCGCGACCACACCACTATCCGCCGGGTTTTGCAGGAAGCGCATTTCACGCTCGGCGTGGACGCGTTGGACGTGGAGTTTGCGGCCATCAACGCCACGCGCCTGCCGGACGGCGGATTGCCGCATACGGTCGTTCTCGGCGTCCATGCCGTGCGCTCTTTTCTGCGCGACGTGGTGCGGAAAGGCGGTGCACAGTGATGGAACCGGATCACGGCGCAATGTCGCGCGCATGGTCTTGGCGTCACGCGGTCGGTAAATCCGGCCTGCCGCCGATCACGCGCCTTGTGCTGCATACGCTTGGCCTGAAAATGGATGCGACCGGCGGTTCCTGCTATCCGCCGATTTCGGAACTGGTGGACCTGACGGGCCTCGACAAGAAAACCGTCCTGAAACACCTCGAAATCGCCGAAGAAAGCGGTTGGATTGTCGTCACGCAGCACGGTTTTCGCGGCCAGAAATGGAAGCGGAACGAATATGTTGCGCGGTGGCCGGGCCGTGACCTTTCGGGCAATGCTGCCAGCAACGAAGACAGCGAAGGTGGTGGAAATCCTCCACCACGTTCCGACGACGCACGCGCCTCCCAAGGTGGTGGAACAGTTCCACCGCGTTCCGTCGCCAAGGTGGTGGAAATCGTTCCCGAAGGTGGTGGAAATGACGACCGGAAGGTGGTGGAGGAGTTCCACCAAGATAAGAATCTTCCAACTAACATTCCAGAAAACTCTCCAGCCGCTGGCGCGGAAGAGGGAGTTTTGAAAAAGGTTGATCGAAAAAAGATTGAGCACGCTTTCACGCTGTGGTTCGCGACGTGGAAAAAGGGCGATATCGAATATGCCCGCAATGCATGGTTCGCTCTTTCCCCGGAAGATCGGACCGAGTGCGTGGAGCGGACGCCTGCCTATCTTCGTTGGGCCAAGCCTGCCGACCTGATGGCCGCAGCGGTCTACCTCAAAAACCGTCACTGGCGCGACTTGCCGGAACATGTTCTTGCTGAGCCGATCAACGCCCATGGCATCGCCAAGGTTTGCGGCAAGCTCTGGATGGGAACGCGCTTTGAGGCGTTGTCGAAAGAGCCGACCGGCCTGCTGTATGTGACCAGCTTTGACGAAACCCGTATCGCCAAGGGCATGATTTCCCGCGAACAGCTTATGTTCGAAAAGCGCCGTGACAATGGCTGGCCACTCGTCAACACCATGCGAGACCTTGCCCGTCGCCGCGAGCCTTTCAACACCTCGCTCTCGCTTCTCCCCTTGGTGCAGGACTTCCGGCAGGTGCACCGCGACAGCGATCTGTTCGCGGCTTGGAAGCAACTGCATGAGCGCAACGGCTGGCCCTTTATCGAGCATCCGCCCGAATGGGTCTACTTCCCCCCGGTCGATGACGGGGCTGACGATCTTGAAGCGGCGGTTGACGCCGCGCTTTCCAAATTTCTTTCCACCATCAGCGAGGGACGCACCAATGATGCATAACGTGAAGATTTATGCCGCCAGCAAGCCGGTCAACCCGGAGCTTTATGACCTGTCGCGTTTTGCGTCTCTGTTCGACCAGATGCAGAACACGAAGCGACTCAACGTCACCATGCTTTCCATGGCGGCGGAGAATCAGCCGGGGAAACACGAATGGTTCGTGGTGGAGACGAAGCATAAGGCGGAAAAAGCTGTTGAAGACGCCCTTAGCAAAGCCGGTGTGAAAACTTTTTTGCCTATGGAGAACGGCGGTAAACAGGTCGTTCGTGGTCGGGTTATCCATGATGTTTCTCGCCCGATGATGCCCGGTTATGTGCTGGTCAACATCGTGTATTCTCCCGCCGCAGTTTGCGGGATTGCCCGGCTGGAAGGTGTGGCTGGCTTCGTCGGCGGCATGATCACGCCGCATCGTGTATCAGACGAGGAAATGAATCGATTCAAGCTCTTCGGTACTCAGGAGCTTGACCTTGATTTGGAGCACTGCAAGAGCTTTCGGCGGGGTGACGGCGTTCGTTTCAACAGCGGGCCGTTTGCGGGTTTCACTGGCCATGTTACCAAACTGCGCAAGGATAAGGTGGTTGACGGCGAACGTATCGCGAGCGGCGCTATCATCGTCGTAGAGATGTTTGGTGCTGTTACGCCTGTCGAAACCTCTCTTGCATTGCTCGAAAAGTTGTGACTATGCATAGCGCAGGATGATCTGCTGATCCTGTGCAAGCGCGTCGGTCTCGACCGGCGAGTGGGGTTCCAAAAACCTCCACGCGGATATGCCGGGTAGACCCTGCCTTGACCCTCTCGCCAAGAGAGACCGATTCAAGGCCAGTGCGACAGCTATATCATCGGCGGACTTGAGCGAAGGCGACCCTAACCCGGTCGCCTTTTTCGTTTGCACAGGATGTAGGCAACTTCCGGGAAAATCTGACGATGGCTGTTCTGTCCATGAAATGGGCCGACCGCAATCTTGCGGAATACGGCGACCGGATAGCCGAACTGAAAAGGCGCTTCCCGACAGTTCTGCCGCGTATCGTCAATCAGGTCGGCAACAGGACGAAAACCGTTGTCATCCGCGAATTGACGAAACAGACGGGCTTGCCGCGCGCCACCATCGTTAAGGCCATCGGCAATCCGGCAACCGCGAAGCCGGGCCGCTACGTCTATGACATGACCACGCGGGGCGGAAACATTCGCCTCAAATATCTGCGCCCAAAGGAAACCGAAGCCGGTGTGGTGGCTCGACCATTCGGAAAGCCGACGCTCTATCCCGGCGCGTTCCTGCGTGGTGGACAGTTCCCTGATCGCAAACCGGTGGCGCAGTTCAACGGGCATGCCTACTACCGGCTCAACCGCTCCGGCACGAAGATCACCTTCGCCCGCTCGGGCGTCTTCATCCCGAAGGAAATGACTAGCGGCGCGACAGCCGAAGCATTCCAGCGTATCGCTGCGCCCTTGCTGAAAGAGCGGGTCGAAGCGGCTCTTGCCAAACTGGTCCCCTGACCGGCCACCCCGACCCCCGACCTCGACCCACCCCATCCCCCCCCTCGGTCGGGTCCTCCCCCAAAAGAGGCGAAGTAGCGGGTGTGGGCGACTGCGGGATTTCGCTCTGTGAAGAAAATTATAGGGGGGTTCCACCGCCCTTTCAGTGGAATCGGAATCAGATGGCAAAGAGCTATCCTGACGAGTTGCGTGAACAGGTCGTGGCCTTCATGGACGAGGGCCACACGGTTCGAGAGGCGGCGGCAAAGTTCAACGTTAGCCCAAGTTTCGCGGCCAAATCGCACAAGAAACATGCGGAAGCTGGCGAAAGCCTCCCGCTGCTTACCGAAACTGCAGCTGCCGAACCGGAAAAGCCCTCGCTCGATATCGAAATCACGGCGTCCGAACTGGCGGAACTGCTGAAGGTTTCGAAGCGGGCGGTATCGGATTTCGTAGAGCGTGGAATCGTGGTGAAGACAGAACGGAATCGCTTCGATCTTCGCCAGTCCATCCAGCTTTACTGTGAGCATTTGCGTGGTGTTGCCGCCGGTCGCGGTGGTGACGGCGCGGATGTTCTGACTGCCGAACGCGCCAGACTGGCGCGAGAGCAGGCCGACCAGACGGCCATGAAAAACGCGGCCATGCGCGGCGAACTGATTTCGATGACGGACGTGCGCAACGAATGGGTTTCCATAGGCCGACGCATCCGCAACGCCGTTCTGTCGGTGCCTTCGCGCTGTCGGCAGATGCTCCCGCATCTTACGACCTACGATGTGGACCTGATCGGCCAAGAAATCCGGTCGGCGCTTACCGAACTTGGTGACGAGGACGATGACAACGGCGCTGACGACATTGCGGCGAGCGGTATGGGACAGCCTGTTGCCGCCGCCGAAACTTCGGTTGTCGGAATGGATTGAACATACCGTCCATCTGCCGGAAGGCGTTTCATCGCTGACCGGCAAGGTTCGGCTGTGGCCCCCGCAGCGTGAAATTGCCGATGCGATTGGTGATAGCGCAATCGAGCGTGTCACGCTGGTCAAGCCGGTCCGCGTTGGCTTCACGACGCTGTTGACCAGCGCCATGGCCAGTTTCTGTTCAAACGACCCGTCGCCGATCCTTTCGCTTCTGCCGACAGAGGCCGACTGCCGCGACTATATGGTTTCGGACGTTGAACCGATTTTCGATGCCTCGCCAGCGCTTCGCGGTCTTCTGACCGGCGATACCAGCGAAGGCGGACGCAACACCCTTCTTGCCCGCCGCTTTCCCGGCGGCTTCCTGAAAGTCATTGCCGCCAAGGCACCGCGCAACCTGCGCCGTCACAATGTCCGCATCCTCTTCATTGACGAGGCGGACGGCATGGATGCGACGAAGGAAGGGTCGCCGATCCTGCTGGCGGAACGCCGCACGCTGTCCTTTGCCGACCGCAAGATTGTCATGGGTTCGACGCCTGTTTACGAGGCGACCAGCCATGTGTTGCGGGCCTATGAGCAATCGGACAAGCGAATTTATGAGGTGCCTTGCCCCGAGTGCGGTCACTTCCATGAAATCACATGGGCCGATATCCATTGGCCCGAGCGCGAACCGGAAAAGGCGTATTATGTTTGCGTCGAATGCGGTTCTGTTGTGGAGGAACGGCACAAGCCGGGCATGGTGGCGAATGGACGCTGGCGCGCTCTTCGACCGGAAATCAAGGATCATGCCGGTTTCCGCATGAACGCCCTGATTTCGCTTCTGCCTAACGCCTCCTGGGGGCGGCTAGCGCGCGAATTCGTCACGGTAAAAAACGACCCTTCGACGTTGCAAACCTTCGTCAACACCATCCTTGCCCAAGGGTGGAAAGAGGACGGCGACGAACTGGACGATATCGAGCTTGCGGGCCGCGCCGAAGATTTCGGGTTGGAAAATATCCCGGTCCAAGTGCTGATTATCACGGTCGGCGTGGACGTGCAGGATGATCGTCTGGAAGCAACCTTCGTCGGCTGGGACAAAGAGGGCATTCCCTATGTTCTCGGCCATACGGTTGTGTGGGGTCGCTATGATGACCATACCACATGGGCCGAACTGGACGTTGCCCTGACGACGCAATGGGACCATCCCCTTGGCGGCAGGATCAAGGTCGATGCCGTTTGCGTCGATAGCTCGGACGGCGAGACCATGGAAACGGTCTATCGCTTCGCATTCCCGCGTTTCAATCGCCGCGTTCTGGCGATCAAGGGCGCTGCGGGCAACCGGCCATGGATTGAGCGCTCCAAGACCAGCGTAAAGGGCGGACGGCTTTTCATCGTCGGCGTGGACGGCATCAAGAGCCACATTTTCGGCAGGCTGGCCCGGCCTAAGTCCATTCGGTTTTCGAAGGACTTGCCGGAAGTCTGGTACGAGCAGCTTGCGGGCGAAAAGATGGAGGTCCGCTATCTGCGAGGCCAGCCAAGCCGCCAGTTTGTCCCGATACCGGGCCGACGCCACGAGGCGCTTGACTGCACCGTTTATGCCTTCGCCGCCCGCCAGATGGTCAATGCCAATTGGGCGCACCGCGAGGGCGAACTTTCGACGCCGCCGGAACCGGCGGTCGCCACCTACACACAAGAAATCGCGAAACCGGAGTGGCTTGCATAATGGCGACTACAGACGATCAAATTGCTGCGCTTGAAGATGCAATCGCAATGGGCGCGCGAAAGGTGATATTCCACTCTGGCGGCACGCGCCGCGAGGTGGAATATCACTCTCTCAAAGACATGAGGGAGGCACTCGCCGCCCTGAAATCCACCCGGTCGGGCGGCTCCCGTACCATTTTTGCGGCGCTCGACTGATGGGCCTCGCGACCATTCTTGACCGGACCATTGGTTATTTCTCGCCTGAAGCTGGTCTTCGGCGGGTAAAGCACCGCGCCGCGCTGGCGATCATGACGCGCGGATATGCCGGTGCAGAAACCAGCCGCCTGAAATCCGGCAGGCGCGCACCATCCACATCGGCGGACGCGGAAATCGCGCGCGCCGGTCGGGCGCTTCGGGACCGCATGCGCGATCTCGCCCGAAACAATCCTTACGCTGCCAAGGCGATCCACGAACTTGTCACCCACGCTATCGGTGACGGCATCATTCCCCGTTCGAAAAACAAAAAGCTCAACAAGCTTTTTGCGGAGTGGAGCAAGGTTTGCGATGCGGACGGCGATCTTGATTTCAACGGCTGTATTAACCTCGCGGGCCGCGAAATGTTTGAGAGCGGTAACGGTCTGATCCGACGCCGCCGCCGCAGGCTGGAAGATGGCCTGCCGGTTCCGCTGCAAATACAGGTGCTGGAATCGGACCTGATCGACACCACCAAGGAAGGCGTGCTTTCCGATGGTGGCAAGATCATCCAAGGCATCGAATTTGACGCCATCGGCAGGAAGCGCGCCTATTGGATGTTCGGCTCGCATCCCGGCAATAGCTTCTTTGACCCGAAATCCACGATTGTTTCGAAGCCGGTTCCGGCGTCCGATATTGCCCATGCTTTCGAGAAGCAGCGGACGCAGGTGATGGGCGCACCGTGGGGCGCGCCAGCAATGGTCGATACCTACGATCTGGCGTCATACGAGCAATCGGAATTGACGCGCAAGCGGCTGGAAGCCTGCATTGTCGGCGTGATGACGGGCGGCGACGAAGCCGACCAGCTTGGAATGCCGATGGCGGATAGCCAGCCGACGAAGCCCGGCATCTATGACGTGAACGGCAGGCGTGTCGAAAAATTCGAGCCGGGCATGTTCTATAATGCTGTTGGTGGTCGGGGCATTGAGTTTTCGCAACCGGCAGTGACGGACAGCTATGATCCGTACAAGAACTCGATGCTGCACACCATTGCCGCAGGTTGGCGCGTTCCTCATGCTATCCTGTCCGGTCGGCTCGACAAGGTGAACTATTCGTCCAGCAAGGTTGGGCTTGAAGGCTTCCGCCGGACGATCTCCGCCGTTCAATGGCTCATCATCATTCCGATGCTGTTGCAGCCTATTTGGGACTGGTTCTGCGAAGCCGCTTACTTCGCTGGCATCATCAAGACGCCCAAGGTTCCCGTGGAGTGGTCGCCGCCGCGCTTCTATTCCGCCGATCCGCTCAAAGACGTGAACGCCCGCATCAAGGAAGTTCGCTCGGGCTTCCGCTCTCTGTCCAGCGTTATCGCCGAGATGGGTGAAAACCCGGATGACGTGCTGGACGAAATCGCGTCCGACGCGGCCAAGATCGACAAGCGCAAGCTTGTTCTCGACAGCGACCCCCGGCGGATGTCTCAGGCCGGGCAAGCGCAGCAGCGGGACGAAACAGACGACCCGCCCGACGACAAGTCGGAAGACGATGACAAGGACCCCGCCGATGACGAAACTTGAATTGCGCAAAGCGCCCGCGTCCCTGCCGATGCAGGTTCGCGGGCAAGACCTCAATATCGGTTCTATCGATGAAGAGGCGCGCACCGTGACGCTGGTATTCACGGCCGGCGCAGCGGTGCGCCGTCTGCGCTATACCGGATGGGACACGGCTGTCCCGTTCGATGAAATCCTTGTCGTCAGCGAAAGGGCGCTGGACCTGTCGCGCATGAATTTGGGTGCGCCGGTTCTGGACAGCCATTCCCGGTGGTCCACGTTTTCGCAGATCGCTGTTGTCGAACGGGCATGGATCGAAAAGGGCGAAGGATGGGCGACCATCCGTTTCCCGAAGGCCGGGATTGATCTTGCCGCCGACCGCATGTTCGGGCTGGTCTCTGACAAGATCATCAAGAATGTGTCGGTAGGATACTCCATCGATAAAATCCGGGTGGAGGAAGCGCAGAAGAAAGGCGAGGTCGAAAAGATTTACGTGGAGCGCTGGACGCCGAACGAGATTTCTTTCGTCACCGTTCCGGCCGATCCCGGCGCGCAGGTCCGATCCAGCGAAGCCACCTTCCCGCTCTCTATCCAGTCTGCCGCCGGTCACGGCCTTCGTGCCGCCCGCATGCGTATGGCCGAAGAGGCCCGCCGCTTAGGCTGACACTCATTCCAATTTTTTCAGTTCGCCGCCTGACTTCCACCGGGGATGCAGGGCGACGGCGCTTGTCCTGCCCGGTAATACAAAAGGAACCGCACGCCATGAAAAAGGCTGCATATGTTTTCGCGACCGTCGCCGCAATCGTCTGCTTCGGTCTCGCCTTCACCATTCTTTCCGCCGACCCTTCCCACGCCGCCTCGCTGATCGGTCACGATGCATTCGTGCAGACGCGCGGCATGCTGGATCATGTCTATCAGGCCACGCCGGCACTGTTGGCACTGCGGGCGACCGCCGCTGACCTGACGACGCGCGCTGAAAACAAGCGCAAGGAACTGGTGGAAGGGCTTTCCGATGAAGCCGCCCGCGCCATCGAAAAAGAGCATTCGGACATTCTTGCCGAACTCGACGGCGTCCGCGCCGGGATTGCGGCGCTTGAAGCTGCGGAGCGCGGCGGCACGGCTCCCACGCCCATCGCCACCAGTCCGCAGGCTGTCGCGCAGAACGCGGAACGGGCCGAACGCGAGCGCGTGACGACTATCGATGATCTGGCGGCGCGCGCGGGTTTCCCTGACTTCGCTCGTGACCATATCCGCTCCGGCACTTCTCTGGATAGCTTCCGGGGCCTGCTTCTGGACCACATGGTGACCAATGAACGCGCCACGCCGACCGATAGCCGCGTTCGCGTGCAGGTCGGCAATGACGAAGCCGATACCATCCGTTCGGCCCGTGTGGAAGCTCTGGCATACGGTCTCGGCGCGCCGGTCCCGCAGGCCGGTCCGTCCGCCGCCGCTCGCCAGTATATGGGCCAAGGTCTGGTCGATATCGCTGCCGACTGCGTGAACTTCCACGGTCGCCGCATGCTGAATGCCCGCGATATCGACAACATCTTCAGCCGTGCCGCGCATTCGACTTCTGATTTCCCGGTCATTTTTGAAGGGGCTGTCAATCGCACGCTGGAACAGCGCTACGCACTGGCGCAGCCGACCTTCAAGCGGTTTGCCCGCAAGAAGAATTTCCGCGACTTCCGCCCGGATACGATCGTCAAGACCGGCGATTTCCCGATGCTGGAAAAGATTCTGGAAAACGGCAAGATCAAGTTCGGTTCGTTCGGTGAAGGTAAGGAAGCCGTGCAGGCTTTCAGTTACGCCATCGCCCTGAATATCAGCCGTCAGATGCTCATCAATGACGATCTTGGCGCCATCGCCGAACTGCTGACGAGCTACGGCGCTTCGGTTGCCCTGTTCGAAGAAGTCACCTTCTACGGCGGTGCGTACAACGGCAAGCTTGCGGACGGCAAAACCGTCTTCCATGCTGACCATAAGAACGTTGCTGCTGCTGGTTCTGCGATTACTGTCGATAGCGTCGGCGAAGGCCGCAAGTCGATGGGTCGGCAAACCTCTCTGGATGGCAAGCCGTTGCTCGCAAACCCGGCGCGTATCATGCTGGTCGGCCCGAACCAGTTGACCGATGCGGAAAAGCTGCTGGCATCCATCACGCCCGCCACGGTTTCCACGGTCAATATTTTCTCCGGCAAGTTCGAACTGGTGGAAACGTCGCAGATCGCGGACAATTCCTGGAACCTCTTCGCCGATCCTTCGACCGGCTCCAATTACCGTTGGGGTTACCTCGAAGGTTACGAGGCTCCGCGCGTTCGCATGGACGAACCCTTCGGCTCGCAGGGTTTCAGCATGTCGGTGGAACACGACTTCGGTTGCGGCGCGACCGATTTCCGCTTCGGCTATCACAACCCCGGCCAAGCGTAAGCCGCCCGCCTGACTTCGTTAGGAGAGCCGCCCGGCTCTCCCTTTCCCCTCACGTTGATCGCAAGGAAGATCACCATGAAAAATTATCGAGGCCCCGCCGATACGGTGGAAGTCACCGCGCCCGCCGATGTCAATTCCGGCGACGGCGTTCTTGTCGGCAAGCTGTTCGGCGTAGCGGAGTTTTCCGCCAAGGCTGGTCAGCGTGTCAATATTGCCCGAAAGGGTCTCTTCACTCTGCCGAAGACCAAAGCGCAGGGGTGGGCTGAAGGTGCAATCCTTTATTGGGATGGCGCTAAAGCAACAACCGCTGACAACGGTGGTGCGAGTCCGAAGATCGGCTATGCCGCTGCGGATGCAATCAACCCGTCCGATTTCGGCGAAGTGCTGGTTGACCAGTAACATGGTCGATTGGCGGAAACTGGAAGCTGCCGTTGACCGTAAGGTTGGCGGCGCTTTTGGCGAAACGGTCCGCTTGTCGTTCATGTCGAACGGCAGGGTGGACCCGGAACGCCCGCAGATCGTCATCCGCTGCGAGGCCCTTCACACGGAAGACGACACAACGCGACCGGCAGGCAATGCCGCTAGCGGCCCTCATCGCGTTCGCTTCGCTGCGGCGGATGCCGTTCTGTTCATTGACCGCTCGACATACCAAGGCCCGGCGCTTCAATCCGGTGACCGGGTGCGTGCGATGGACAGGGCTGGCGAACCGGCTTGGTCGGTCGATTTCGTCAGTGACCGGCACAGCAACCTTATTGCTGTCGCCCTGAAAGAGATTTAGGAGCTTGCATGTCCTTTATCCGTTTTGCCGCCCGTATCTCCGCCGTGGAGGCGACCAAGGGCAACACGGTCGTTGGCGAAAACGTGCTGGACAGCGAAATCGGCGTGCTCGATATCGCTGCCGATGGCTCCTTGCGAACCGATAAGGATAAGCCGTTTATCTCGGTTTACACTGATGGTTCGAAGTTTTTGGAAGGCCTTGAGCTTCGCTCGCTGACCTCGCCGGGGCAACTCGATATCGTTTTTGAGGCTGGCGTAACCACGGCGCACGCGGTAACGGACGCCGAGACGGACGAAAGCGTTATTCTCGGCATGCCTGCGACGGATGCAACATTTGAGTTTCATCTTGATATGGCGCTTCGCCAGACTGGCGATGCCCTCAATGACCCGCAAAACGAATGGGCGGAAATCTTCCGGTCTCTTTGCCTGTCTTTTCATTCCGCCTCGCGGTCGCGCATCAGCGGCGATACGAACGGCATGCGGCTTGCCGCGCACCAACTGAAAATCACTGCCAATATGGTGGCCGAACCGTTGTGCGGGCAACCGCTCAATCCCGGCTCTCCTTTCGCCAAATTCCTTGCAAAGTGCGAAAGCGACCTTGTTCCGAATGATCCTTCCATGGCGGAAAAGATTGCTCTCATTCGTGCGCAGCTTTCAGGCAACGCCAGCGAATTGCAGGAGGCCATGCGGCGGTACGGTCTCATTCATGACGAGGCCGACGCCATGTTGATCACGCCTTACGAGGGGTCGCCCTGATGGCCAATTTGGTTGACCAGATAACAGACCTTTATGTTCGCATGGCCGAACTTGAGCGCCGGAACCGCAACCGGCGGCGCAAGGGAACGATTGCGGAAGTCAGCGACGATAAATCCAAATATCGCGTCAAGCTGTCGGAACAGGCGGGAAAGCCGTACCTGACGCCATGGATCAAGGCGCGGACGCTTGCTGCCGGTGGCGTCAAGGTGGATGTCCTCTACAGCGTCGGCGAACAGGTGGATGTTGTTTCCGAAAACGGCGACATGACCGATGCGCAGATAGATTTTTCCACCTACAGCGACGACAATGCCCGCGAGAACAGCGACGCGCCGCTCCATATCAAGATTGACGACACCGTCATTGAAGCCGCTGCGGGACAGGTGAAAATCACGTCGCCGACGGTGATTATTGAATCACCTAACGTTCAGCTTGGCGGTGACGGCGGCAAGCGTGTTGCCCGCATCGGCGACAAGGTGGACGTAGGCTCGGGTTCTTCTAAGGGGCTGTGGCCTATTGTCGAAGGCTCGGAACATGTCTTCGCGGTAGACTGAGGAAATCCCCATGAAAACCTACAAGGTTCGAACCGGCTGCGAAATCGCCGGGCGCTGGCGGTCGGCTGGCGAAATCATCCCCCTGACCGACGACGAAGCCCGCGAGCTTGCGCCGCCCTTCGGCAATGTCGTTTTCCCTGAAAAAGAGGATAGCGCCCATGGCAAGCTCAACCGGCGTAAACGGTCAGACCGGCGCACCGCTGAATGATTGGCCGCATACGCAGCAGTCAATCCGCAAAATCCTGAAAACGCCGAAAGGCTCCCGCGTCATGCGGCGGACCTTCGGCAGCAATGTTCCTGATTTCATAGACAGCAAGATGACGCGGCGGAATGTGCTTGCGCTCTACTCTGCCGCCGCAACGGCAATCCTCGAATGGGAACCGCGCTTCCGCATGACTGCCGGGCGCGTGACCGAAGCGGATGCCGGTGGCGTCATCGCGCTCGATATCTTCGGCACCTATTACCCTCGCGGCCATCGTGGCGATTACTCCATTGCGGAGAGTGCCAGCGTCCGCGTCATTTATCGGGGCAGATGACCATGGCGATTTACGTACCGACGACGATTGATGTGTCCCGCCTGCCGGTGCCAGACGCAATTGAGCCGCTGGATTTTGAAACGCTCTACAGCCAGTTCAAGAGCCGGTTCCTCACATTCTGGAACGCGCAGCGAGCAATCAATCCAAGCCTGCCAGAATATGACGTGCAGGATCTCGAAACGGACCCGGCGGGTGTTGTCGGCGAAGCGTGGTCTTATCTGAGGCTTCTTGATCGCCAACGGGTCAATGACGCTTTCCGGTCTCTGCTGGCGGCGTATGCCAAAGGTTCTGATCTTGATGCGGTCGTCGCGGACCAGAAGGTATTCCGTCTCATCGTTGTCCCTGCAACCGCAAACGCGGCGGCAATTATGGAAGGCGATGACGCGCTGTTGCGACGTTACTTCCTGTCCTTCGATGTACCGTCCGCTGCCTCAGCCGGTCGATATCTGTTTGATGCGTGGACGGCTTGGCCGCAATCTGCCGACAAGGCCCTTGGGCTTTGGGACGCGCGGGTAAATGGCCGGGCTGTGCATGGCCGTCGCGGTGATACGGATGTTGTTATCATCGGCCCGATGGGCAGGCTTCCAACCGTCCTGGAGCTGGACACTGTCCGGTCGTCGGTAACAAACCCGAACCGCGCCCCGGAATCCGTGGCTATCTCGGTCATGGCCGCCGGGCGCACGGAATACGCGGTCTCGCTTGTCCTCGAAATTCCGGCGGTCGGGCCGTCTGCGGATATCGTTCGGCAGGAAGCGGAAAAGCGTGTCACCGCAGCGGCGACCTCCCGCATCCTGATTGGCGGGGAAATCCCCGAAGCGCTGTTTTCGGGGGCGGCATTTGGTGACGGCGTTATCAGGGTGCGCGACCTCTCGCCGGTCGTCATCCAGCCCGACGCCTACAAGGTGCCGGTGATGACCAGCCTTAACATCGCTGTCGAGGTGCGGGCATGAGCGAAGTAGGCGTGTTGCTGCCATCATCGGCGGAGCCATTCGAAAAGGCGCTTGCCGCCGGTATGTCGGACGATCTGCCGATACCTTACGCGGTTCTGATGGACCCCTACCAGACGCCCGCGCGGTTCCTGCCTTGGCTGGCCGTGCATCATTCCGTCGATCTCTGGTTTGATGATTGGACCGAAGAGCGCAAGCGGGAAATGATTGCGCAGTGCGCCGGGGTTTCGACGCTCTATCCCGCCTCTCCCTTGGGCGCGCTGAAAGGCACGCTTGTCGGGCTGAAACGCTACCTTGCGTTTGTTGATGCGGAAATCGTGGATCGCATCGCACATCCGAACCGCTTCACCTTCGGGCGGGCGGTGATTGGCCGAACGCCGATAGCGCACCAGCCGTTTGTTGCGCATTACCTTGTTCGCGTCACGCTGACAGCGCCGAAGAACCGCTTTCAGATAGGCCGCAGCGCCTTCGGGCGGGCGGCGATGACGGCAATCAACCTTGAACCTATCCGCCGCGCCAAGCGCGCCATGACGACCGCCAAGACGCCGGAAACGCTCTATTCGGTTTCCTTCGCATGGCGGCGCGGCATCACCTTTAACGACAACATTTTCATCGACGGAAGCCATGCCATCGGCGGTTACATGGATCGCAAGCGGCTGGATTGAGGGTAACGACACATGCAGCGCACTTCCTTTGCAGAAGCTGAAATCGCCGATCACGCCGATTTCGAAGCCATCGGTTTACAGGCGCAGGCCGCGACGGACGGCCTCTGGCTGGATGCCATCGGCTATCCCGCACATTGGGCCGCTTTCACGGTGGCGCGTAAATCGGCGCAGGAAATCACGGTCTCCGCTGGCCGCTATGTTGCCGGGGAAATCGTTTATGCGCAGGAAGCGCCGAACGATATGAACCTTCAGATTTATATCCCGGCGGCAGCTTCCGACCAGCGTTGGGTTGCGATCCTGCTTCGCGGCAAAGAAGTGACGGACACGGCAAACCGCCCGTTCGAAACTTCCGACGATCCTGAAACCAGCGTCATCGTCAACCGCACCACGCCGAAGACAATCCGCCGGGTTGTCGAACTGATCGTGCAGCCGGGCGAAGCGAACCCGGTTCCCGTCAAGCCCCTTGTGGCCTCCACCGACGCATGTATTGCCTTTGTGCTGCTGACCTCTTCCGGGGTAGATACCATTGAGCCGGGCAATAGTGACCGCGTGAAAACCCTCTATGAAGTGGAGGGCCGCGTTACCGCGCTGGAGGTCGATCTTGATGGCCTCTTCATGCGGACCGAGACGATTGAAACGCAGATCGTCAACATCAAGGCCAAGCTGACGGAAATTCCCCGTCCGGTCATCATTCGCCAGATGCAACGCGATATCGGCGCGGCCCGCTTGAAAGTCGATTTGCCGGACGAAGCCCGCGCCTACGTCTTCGACAACGCGCTTGTCAAAGATCGATGGGACATGGTGCATGTAGACTGGCTTGCGCGTATCGAAGAGGGTGTTCGCTTTGGTTTTGCCGCCGAAGCTCAGGCCCGGCTCGAATTGCAGGCGGAAGACGATCCAAAGATTGTGTTTCGCGGTCGCCGCATGGTGCCAGCCTTTGACGAGGTGACGCGCATTGCAAACACGTCGCTGGATGGCACGCTGAACATTTCGCAGTTGGTGCACACGGAAACCACGCTTGTTCGCAAGGAAGCCTCCCGCATTCGTATCACCTATGGCCCGACGCAATGGGCCTGTGAAAACGTGGCGGGATGGTCTGGCCTCGGGGGTGATTCCAGGGTGGGGCAAATGCTCAATGTCGGCGGCGAGACCTTCGAAGTGGTCTATGTCGGCGCAAATGGCGGGCCGGGCCATCAGCAATATGGCGTCCGGCAAATCCGATATGAGATTTACAACGAACCCTTCTGGGAATACGTCACTGAGAAAGTTGGCGTCAACGGCTCCATCTACGGGCAGTCGTTCCTTGTCGCGCAACCGATGCAGTTGACGAGCCTTGACCTTTCGTTTGCTCGCGTCGGCGCTGATGGCGATGTGCATGTGTTCATCGTTGAAACCACACCTAATGGCATGCCGCGTTTCGATGCGGTGTTGGCGCAGGGCAAGCTTGACCACGCAAATCTTATCGTCGGTTGGAACAAGGCTGTTCTGCCCATCACACTACTGGAGAGCGGCAAGCGCTATGCCTTCGTGACGGTCACGACCGGTGCGCATGCGTTGCATGTCTCCGCCGCGAACAAGTACACGGGCGGAACGCAGTTTCTGACGACTGACGGCGCATTTGCTCAAGGTTCGATGGAAACAGATATCTGCTTCCGCCTCAACGCCGCCCGTTATCGCAGCCCTCGCACGGTTATCCCGATGCAGGCTTTGAACCTCGCGGACGGCATGACGCAAATCGACATGTTGTTCGCTGGTTGGGTGCCGGGTGGTTGTGCCCTCGGCTGGGAAATCCGTCCATCAGGCTCAACCGTTTGGACGGAGCTTGATGACGGCGACCCGGCGACCAATCCGCTTGTCGGGCTTCCGGCCTCGGTGGAATTGCGCATGGTCATGATGGGTACGGCTGATTTGCAGCCCATGATCCAGCTTGACGAGAAAGCGATTTCCCGTGTCGCCCGCAACCGCAACACCATGCGGGCCGTCACCAAAAGCTTCCCGTTCGGTTTTGCTACAACGCATATCCAGACGCAATACACGCTGGATGCTTTCGACGCGGAGCGCCACACCTTCACGCCTGCCATCATGGTCGGCAACGCGGTGGTAAATCCTGACACAACGGAAATCATCTTTGATGCGCAGGTGCCAACGCGCCGGACATATCTTTCCACATACACGCTCGGCGCTGCGGCAAATGCTGCGCGTATGCGTCCAGCCGCAACCACAAACAATGTCGTGTCGGTCCCGTTCGTGCAGGACGCCTTCATTGCTGCCCTTTAAGGAGTCCCCATGGCTTTCCAGATCGATACGGAAAAAACCTATCAGGTGAAGCTTTCGCGCCCGGTGAAGCGCGGGGCCTTCACCTTCAAGCCGCTCAATGAAATCACCATGCTTGGAAAGGTCGTGGTGGCCATCATCGAACAGGAAGGCGACGAGGTGCTTGACTATGCCAGAGAGGTCTAACGGCTATCAGCTTCCCTCTTGGCCGACGACGCTCATTGATCGGTTGTTGTGGAATTCCACAATGGCCGACCTTGATGAGCGGCTAAAGGCCCGCGAGGCACTAGAGGCATCGTTTGAAAGCTTGCAGGCCCAAGGCATTCAGGCGTCACTCAACTACATTCAGGTGAACGTTGCGCCGCAGCTTGCAAATCTGAAAACTTCGATCGATCTGGCGCAGGCGCAAATTGACCAGATCATTATCGGCGGCAAAGCTCCCGACACGCTCAAGTTTGGTGGGCAGTTGCCCGCATACTACGCGACAGCGCAGGCCCTTTCCCAAGGGTTGGCAGAAAAGGTCCCGACCACTCGCAAGGTGAATGGAAAAGACCTTGCCGGCGATATCACGCTGGACAAGGCAGATGTTGGCCTTAGCAACGCCAACAACACGTCCGACAAGGACAAGCCTGTAAGTGACGCGCAACGGGCAGCAATCGACGCCGTTGCGCAGGCTGCTGCGGATGCGGATTCGACCAAGGCCAGCAACGAAAATCGCCATCTGAACCCCGCGTTTCAGGTCAGTCAGGATCGCAATGTCGGAACATTGCTCGATATATCCACGCCAAGCGTTTATCTGTTTGATGGGGTTGTCGTCGGCGCACGTGGCGGCGGGATCTTACGCGGAACACTGGCAGCCAAAACGAGTTCCGATGGCTCTGTCACCCGGCCGCGATTGGTCGTTCAAACAGCCGATGCGGCTCTTGCGGCAACCGACTTTTATGCAGCTGAATTTCCGATTGAAGGCGTGAATGTTTCCGACCTTCAATTTGGGACCGCTGGAGCCAAGCCTTTCACATGGCGCGGTGTCGTTTGCCTGCCGCAAGGAACCTACGGCCTATCCTTCACGAACTTCGATAACACGCGAACCTATGTCGCGATGTTTACTGTCACGGCTGGGGAAGCAAACAAAGACAAACTTATTTCGTTTGCTGTTCCGGGTGATACGGCAGGAACTTGGCTCAAGGACACATCGGGCACGGGCATTAGGGCGCGTGTGACATTCGCCTTTGGCAGCAGCTTTATGACGGCTACCGAAGGCGCTTGGGTGGCCGGGAACTTTTTGGGCACAGCCGCCCAAACCAACGCTCTGGCAACGGTCGGAAACACGCTCGAAATCGCGGATATTGGTCTGTATTTTGGCACAAAGTTGCCGGAATGGCAGAAGCCTGATTACGACAAGGTCTTAAAGGCTTGCCGCCGCCTTTTCCGCGTCTGTGGTGCGAACGTGTTCTCAACCGGGCACGGCTCATATGGCGGGGCGATTGCGAATTTTGATCTAACCGAAATGAGAGGCAGCCCGGTTGTGCAAGCCTTTTCACAAAACAACTTCGGTGGCTTTCCCGGTGGCGCGCAAACTGGGCTCAACACGGGCAACTCTCAGAAGAGAGCATATGTCGCGCCGAATGGCCAAGCCCCAGCAGATAGCGGGGCGGAGCTAATCCTAATCGCAAATTCGAGGCTTTGAAAATGACCGTATCGAATATCATTTTCACCGCCCCGACGCCGTCTACGGCGGTGAAGTTAGTTATGTCCAGTGGCGAGGAATGGTCGGACGACCTTTCACTTGCGGCGGACAATTACCTGCGGCACTTGCGAGATGAGTGGCTAGCGGCGGGCAACACTCCAGAACCGTTTGCAGTGACCGCACCAACTGAAATGGAAGTTGATCGCGAGCGTGATCGGCGCATTGCGGCAGGCTTCACATTCAACGGGGTCGTTTATCAGTCGCGTCGGCAGGATCGCGAGAACATCGCAGGCGCGTCTACGGCTGCGCTCGCGGCCATGGTCAACGGCGCACAGCCGGGCGATTTCCGATGGCACGGCGGCGACAGTGATTTCGAATGGATCGCGGCTGACAACTCGACGCATCCGCTCGACGCGCAAACGACATTTGCCATGGGGCAGGCTGCGATGGCCCATAAGCAGGCTCATATTTTCGCGGCGCGCGCGCTGAAAGACATGGACCCGATACCGGCGGACTTCGCTTCGAACGATACCTATTGGCCTATTGGAACACCGGACGCCAGTTGACAAATCACCCCGCCCGATCTGGCGGGGCGCTTCCTCATTTCCGGGTTTGAGCCGGAACCTTCCTTCAAAAATTTGGAACCTTCAACGGAGACCAGCCGAATGGTTGACCTGTCCTATCATCATGGCGTCAAGCTTGTCGAAAGCGCCGACTCCCCGGCAATCCTGCGTGTGACCCGCAGCGGCATTACTTATGTCAACGGCATTGCGCCTGACGCGGACCCTGCCGCTTTCCCTCTCAACTATCCGACCATCGTTCGGTCGCTGACAGCGGCAACCGCGCTCGGCGCGGCGGGTACGCTTCTGGAAGATATCAAGACTGTGTTCGATGAAGGCGGCTCTTGGTGCATCGTCAACCGTGTTCCCGAAAGCCCCGACCCTGCCACACTTCAAAACAACCTCATCGGCGATCCCGTGGCCCGGACGGGCCTTTATGCGGCACTCCGCGCCAAAGCCCTGACCGGCTATCAGCCGCGTGTCATCATCACTGCCGGAGATACCGGCGCATGGATTGAGGACGGCGTGGTTTCGGTGTCGCTGACCTCGCAGGGCGATAACCTGACCGAAGCGCCAGTCGTGACCGCAACGGGCGGCGGCAATGATCCCGGCAAGGTATTGCCGACGCTGGAGGCCGTGATGGGAACCGGGGCCGACGCCGACAAGGTTGTTTCCGTCAAGGTCGTTGCGCCCGGCAAGAAAATGTCGCAAGCGCCCGTCCTGACCTTCACGGGCGGCGGGGCAGATGCTGGCAAGGTGCTGCCGACCGCGACCGCAAATGTCGGCGACGTGGCTAACCCCTATGTTTCGGCGCTCAATGCCATCACCCCGAAAATCCGCGCCCGTGCCTATATCTCGGGTCCGAACACGACCGACGCCGAAGCCGTGCGCTTCCGCCAGACGGTTAACGGCGGTCGCATCCTCATCATTGATCCGAAGGTGATAAAGAACGTCAACGGCGTGCCGGTGACGAAGCCTGTTGCCGCTGTCTTCGCTGGCGTCCGCGCCCGTGTCGTGGCATCGGCGGAAGGCTTCTCCGGGTCGGTGTCGAACAAGATCATTCGCACCATCGACGGTGTCGCGCGCACGATCTCCTATCCCGATGACAGCAACTACCTGAACGAAAATCAGGTCGCCACGATCATCAACGAGCGCGGCGGCTTCAGAACGTGGGGTAGCCGTCTCGCGATTGATGATCCGCTGTGGCAGTTCGACAGCGTGCGCGCCACCGCCGACATGATCAATGAGTCTCTTGAAGACCTCTATTTCCTCTACGTGGATCGCAAGACCACGAAGGGCAATTTCAAGATGCTCATCGAAGACGGCAACGCCGCAATGCGTGTCTTCGCGAAGAACGAAGACATTCTCGGCGGTAGCGTCTGGCTGTCCGACCAGAACGACCCGACCTTGATGGTCAACGGCAAGACCCTGCTCGGGGTCGAATTCGAGCCGGTTGGCCTCATGGAGCAAATCCACATCACCACCCACCGCAACATCGTCCGCTATCAGTTGCTGATTGACGAGGTGAACGGGGCAATCGAAATCGGCGCGCTCTCGGTCGCCGCGTAAGGAGCTTTTCACATGGCGCAAAAAACTCTCCCCGCCTACATCCTGCGGAACTGCATGCTGTGGGCGGACCGTCAAAGCAAGCTCGGGCAGATCGGCGATATCACGCCGCCGGTTCCCGAAGCCGTCCGCGAGGATGTCCGTAATGCCGGGATGATCAAGGCCCGCAAGGTGCATCTCGGTTACAACGCGCTGGAATTCAGCTTCAAGATGCCGGGGGTGGACCCGCAGATTTTGAAGCTGCACGGCATCAAGATCGGCGAGGAAACGCCCTTCATGATCACCGGGGCGCTGGTGGACGAAGATGGCACCACGCATAGCGCCGTGATGACCATTCGCGGCAGGGTGTACAAGCCGGATGCCGGGACGTGGAAGGCAGGCGAGCTTTCCGAAAACGACTACGGAGTCGACGTGAACTATTACAAGCTCGAAATCGACGGCGAGCAAATCTACGAGATGGACGATTTTGATTTCAAGGTCGGTGGCGTCTCGCAGTTTGGCGATATCCGAAACGCTTTGCTGCTGTAACGGCTGCCGCTTCTTTTCTCTCCAAATCCTTCCAATCCGGCCCGCGTTCTGCGGGCCATTTTTTCAGGTGAAACCATGGACGCAATCTCTGCAACGCTCGCCAAGCCGGTCGAGTATGACGGCAAGACCTATACTGACCTGACCTTCCGCGAACCGGATGTCGGCGATTTGCTTGTGGCGGACGAGACCACCTCCGACCTCGCGCGGATGGTCACGCTGCTCGCCCTCATTTCCGATGTGCCGTTACCTGCGTTCAAGAAGATCAAGGGCAGCGATTTCAAGGCGATCATCGCCAAGACGAAACCGCTGTTGGGAAACGAACAGAAAACCACGACTGGCGGCTAGTAGCCGTCTACGTCGCAAGTACCACACACACACCGCTCAACGTGATTGAGCGGTGGCCCGCCCGAAAACTCCTGGCATATTTCCACAAGGCCACCGAGTTAAGAAAAATCATGAGAGAATGACCATGGGTGTCCAGCAAAGCAGCCTCCGTATCTCGCTTATTGATGATGCGAGCGCCACCGCGCGACATATCGGACGCGCGCTGGACGGCCTGCGGGCGCAATCCGCTTCCGCCTTCGCGCCTATGCGGGGTTTGATCGGGCAGGCGGTTGCGCTCGGCGCTGGTTACTTTGGTGTCACGCGCGGTCTGGAAGCGACGGCGGGCGCGGCCATCAGTTTCGAGTCTGCATTTGCAGACGTGAAAAAGGTAGTCGAAGCCAATGAGGACCAGTTTGAAAACATGCGCCGTAGCATCCGGCGCATGTCGGGCGAAATCCCGCTGGCCGCAAACGACATTGCCGCGCTGTTCGCCGCCGCAGGTGAAAGCGGCATTGCGACCGAAGATTTACAGAGCTTTGCGGAAATGGCCGCGCGCGTCGGCATCGCCTTCGATCTCGGGGCAGGCGAGGCGGGCGAAAGTCTTGCAAAGCTGAAAACGCAGCTTGGTTTGACAGTCGCCGAAACCGGCGATATGGCCGATGCCATCAACCACTTGTCGAACAACATGGCGTCCAAGGCCAAGGACGTGACCGAATTTATGTTGCGGGTCGGCTCCTTCGGTGAAATGGGCGGCTTCGCGAAAGAAGAACTTGCGGCCATGGGTAGCGCCATGATCTCCGCCGGTTCGGATGCCAGCACGGCGGGCACCGCCATGTTGAACGTCATCCGCGCATTGACGAAAGGCGAGTTTGCCAAGAAGTCGCAGCGGGACGCCGCCAAGGCGCTCGGGCTGCATCTGCCGTCCATCGCCAAGGATATGCAAAAAGACGCGAAAGGCACCATGCGCAAGGTGCTGACGGCGATTGCGAAAGCGCCTAAGGATAAGCAGGTTTCCTTGCTGTCCGAATTCTTCGGCGATGAAGCCCGCGCCTTCATGCCGCTGGTCGGCAACATCAAGCTGCTTGATCAAGCATTAGACAGCGTGGCCGACCGCACGAAATATGCAGGCTCGGCATTCAATGAGTACATCCAGCGCGCCAGCACCACGCAAAATGTTCTGGACCTGCTCGGAAACAAGATTTCAAACGTGTTCGCGGAAATCGGTGACAGCATGTTGCCGACCATCCGCGAGGGCGCGCAGGGCATCGGCGAGGTGCTGGACACGCTCGGCAACCGCGTGACGATCTTCGATCAGATCACCAATTTCACGAAGGGGTTTGCGCAGGGCTTCGGTTATACCGGTGGCATGAAGGAATTCATGAACGATCTCGGTGACCTGTTGCTTGGGCCTGTTGATCCGAACGCCGCCGACCGCATTGGAGCAATTTTCATGCGGGCGAAGGAATGGGGCGCTTCCATCCGCGAATTGAACGATGCGATTAAGGATAACCCTATCGCCAAGTTTTTTGCGGAAATGTCCGGCTACGGCTTCCAGCTTTTTGCGTGGGGCATGGGTATCTCTATGTTGGCTGGCACCATTCGCAAACTCGCGGCGGCGCTCTTTGTGTTGTCCGGCGCAAGCACGTTGCTCGGGGCTTTGAAAACTGTCGGCTCAATCGCGGCCATTGTTGGCGGCGGTGCTGTGGCGGGTGGTGCCGCTGCGGGGGCTGGAACTGGTTCGGCGGGTGCGGCGGCAGGCGGAGCGGCGACGGCTGGTTTGCTCGGGCGATGGGGTTCGATCGCTACCGGCCTAGCCCGTATAGGCATCTATGGAACCGCTGGCGCTGGCCTTTGGGAAATGGGTAAGGCCAGCTATACTGGCGACACCTTTTACAAGCAGGGAAAAGCGTGGCTTCCCGGCCCGGAGGACTTGCTGCACGCGGTCGGAAGCTATTTCGCGTCATCCCCGCCTTCGACCGCTCTTCCAGCTTCTGCGTCGGCGCAGTTGTCGTTGGATGCAGCGCGTTCGGCTCGGGCTGCGGGCTTTGGTGGGTCTACCGACAACCTACCGGGAAAAACTATGGATGATCTAGGAATCCGAACGGTTCGGATTGACTCGTCATCTCTCGCCCAAATGGAGCGGCCCTCCGGCACGCAAGACGTGCGGGTAGTTAACCCACAGCGCCCGGATATCACGATCCATGCGCCGATTACGATAACAGGGGTGGTCGATCCGCGTGCCGCTGCGTCTGCGGCAATCAGCGAGATTTCGAATGCACTAGCTCCGAACCTCGAAGGTTCATTCAGTGATTAAGGTTTAGCTTCGTAAACCACCCACCACTGTTCGCCCTCTTCGTATGCGCGGTAACTGATCGGGGCTTTCTGACCGTTGGCAAGCATGGCTATGCCTTCGCATTCCAGGCGGGTATCAGTTTTTGAAACCTGTTTGGAATCGATGACGCCGACAACCTTGACCTGAAAAGCGTTCGTGTTCTCGGCAGAGATTTTCACAACGTCGGGCACTAGGCTTTTGCAGGTGTAAGCCGTTGCGCCAAAAAGCTGGACGGAAACTGAATCCCAGTTGCTGTAGGCATATATCGCTCCTGCGATAATCGCTGCCCATATGATGCGCTTCGGCCACTCGTTTGCTGCTGGTGTTTCCGTCTGGCTCTCAGTCATTCCGCGTCCCCCAACGTTAAATTTAGGTAGATCATGACCGGCGTAACGTCAATGATGCTCGGGGGCTTCGCCTTCGAGGGTTTGGGCTTTGGCTATCAGGGTGTCAAACGCAAGGTAAATACGCCTTGGGTGGATATGCCTGTTGGGCAAACCCTCAACCAGCAGCAATGGACCGGCCCCACGTCCGACGAAGTGACAATCTCGGGGGTGATTTTCCCCGAAGAGTTCGGCGGGCAATCGCAGCTTGACGGTATTATTGCTGCGTCGATGTCTGGAACCGAAATGATGCTTGTGACCGGCGATGCCGCGCAGGGCGTCATACAAGGAATGTTTACGGTCCAAAGCGTCGAAGAGGATCGCAGCTACATTAACCGCCGGGGCGAGGCAGGGCGAAACGCCTATTCTATCACGCTCAAACGCTCCGGTTCTGGCACGTTGCCAAGTGCGGGCGGTCTTGTGGATCGGGCTGCATCCTTCCTGTCAGAGCTTTTCAGGTGACGCCATGGCGACGATTTACACCACACGGCAGGGGGAGACGGTTGATCTCGCCTGTCTCGCTTTCTATGGGCGCACGGCCAAAGTGGTCGAAGCCGTCATAGATGCCAATCCGGGTCTTGCCTCGCTCGGGCCTGTTCTTCCTCTCGGCACGAAAATCACCATGCCGGACATACCCGCCACCAGCACGGCCAAGCCGTTGACCAGCCTTTGGGACTGACCATGAAACCGCGCGTGGAAGTTAGTATCGACGGCGTGCCGGTGGCAGGCCATTTCTATGAGCGTTTGCTTTCCCTCACCGTCACTGACGAAGAGGGCATGAAATCCGACACGGTGGATATCGAACTGAATGACGGTCCGCCGAACTTTCTGGCAATCCCGCGTAAGGGGGCCATCATTTCGGTCAAGATGGGTTTCGGTGACGATCTCGTGCCGAAAGGCATCTTCACCGCGGATAAAGTCAATGTCGATTGCCTGCCTTACAAAATGTCTATTTCCGGCAAGGCTGCGGACCTTCGCAGCGGAAAGCTGAAAGAGCGGCAGGAAAGGTCATGGGATAAATCGAAGCTCGGCGATATCCTGTCGCAGATCGCCAGCGAAAGCGGGTTAGCCCCTGCTGTTGATGATGACCTTGCCGACTTTGAATATGACTGGCTGGCGCAACAGGACGAAAGCAACATCAATTTCCTGCGGCGGCTGGCTGAGCGGCATAACGGCCTGTTCGCGGTCAAACAAAGGCGGCTGATCTTCACCCGGCTTGGTTCCGGCTTGTCTGCATCCGGCGCGCCGCTCGGCTCCATCATCCTGACGCCTGAGAAAATCAAGGTCGGAAGCCTGAAAGTCGAAATCAACGACCGCACGAAATACAGCAAGGTCGTGGCGTACTATCAGGATTCCGATAAGGCGGAGCGCGTGGAAATCGACGCGGATGCAGATGCCGACGGCGATAGCGTTTATCGTCTGCCGGAACCGTATGCATCGCCCGCCGAAGCCGACAAGGCCGCGCAGGCGAAAGCCAAGGAATTGCGGCGCGGTGAAGGCTCGGTTTCCGTCACCGTGATTGGCGATGCCGGTATTGATGCAGGCTTGCCGTTACTGTTCGCCGATGTCCGGCCCGGCGTGGACGGTGTGCCATACATCATCAAGACGGCGAAAACGGCCTACACGAAGACCGGCGGTCTTGAAGTGGCGGTTTCGGGCAGGCTCTACGATGGCAAATCCGCAACTGAAAAATCGGCCGGTACGGAAAGCGGTGGTTCCAGCGCTACGCCGGACGCCTCGAAAACAACCGGCAAGGTTGCCCCAAACAGCGCGCCCGGTACGCCCGCCACGCCATCCGCATTCCTGACCCCGCGCCGCTTCGGTCGGACGGACGAAAACTAGGGCGCGGCCCTTCCATTCTTCCATAAAATCTTAAGGAGATAACCATGTCCGTTGTGACCACGTCACCGCGTGGGCGCGGCTTTATGAGCGCTCATGAAGGAAACCCGCTTACTTGCTACCTTGACCCTGTCCGTGTTCCGACCATCGGGCGCGGTTTCACGATGCGCAGCCGGTATGTTCGCCGCGAACTGGAAAAGATCGGCATTACAAAATTAGTGCCGGGTAAAACGAAACTCACGTCAGCCCAGTCGGATGCCATCTTCGCGGCAGTGCTTCGGGACGAATTCGAGCCTGCGGTGGTTGCCAAGTCACCGAACACTCGCAAACAGCATGAAATGGATGCGGCGGTGTCGGCGATATTCAATCTTGGCACGGGTGCCATGGATTGGCAGTGGGCGAAATTCTGGCGGGCAGGAAAGCAAAAGCAAGCGGCGGATTATCTTGCCAGCCACTACAACACTGCGGGGGGCAAGAAGCTGCCCGGCCTCGTTCGCAGGCGCAAGGAAGAAGCCCTTTTGTTCGAAAAGGGAATCTACACGGGTGTTGGTGAAGGGGTTCCGCGTTCGGCGCAAGAGACAAAGCCCGCGCAGCCCGATCCGGTAGTAAAGGAAGCGCAATCGATCCTCTCTGCGAAGGGCTTTAATCCCGGCGCAATCGACGGCTGGATGGGCGAAAAGACTGCTGCCGCAGTCAAGGCATATCAATCTGCGCACCCGCATCTTGTTGCCGATGGCATCATCGGTCCCGCCACCTTGTCGCAGCTGCGTCGTGACGCAGCCGCCACGAAAGAGGCGGTGCAGGGCGGCGCTGGCTCGCTCTTTGGTTCCGGCTTTGCCGCATGGTCGCTTGGTTTGCCCTGGGGGTGGATCGCGCTTCTTGTCGGGGCGGTCGTTCTTGGCATCATCGCCTATCGGAAGCGCGACGTTCTCTCCCGCCGGATTAACAGTCTGCTTGGTCGCGAGGTCGCGGTGTGATGGCAAAAACCGGAGTTTACGTTTTGCTTGGGCTTGTGGCGGTGTCTCTCATCGCCACTGGCATTCTCATCATTGACCGCAACGCGACGGATCGCGCGGTAATCAAAACTGAAAGGCAGAATAATGCGGCTGGGGATAGGGCGGACAGCGCTCGTCATCGTTTCGACGATTGCGCTGGCGGGGTGTGGGATTTCAGGGCCGGTCGATGTATCCGGCCTACGCCGGGTCGTCGGAACTGACCTGATCGGCGCGCGGGGCGCAACGTCGGAAGATCAACGGAAAATTGACCGGACGGTTGCGGGCCTTTGTGGTGGCGACGTTTGGAACCGGGACGAATGCGCCCGTCATGGAAAAGGTCGCTGAAATGCCGGAAAAGTACACCTCTTTCATCGAACTGATGAATGCGTGGGTTGGTGGTGCATTCACCACTATCATCGCCTCCTTGCTTGGTCGCTTCATGTGGCACGGGAATGAGGCGCGGAAAGGTCGCCGCAAGTTCTTCGGCATCGAACTTTTTTGGGAACTGCCTGTCGCGCTCGGCATGGCGGTCATCGGCGAAAGCGCAGCCGCTTACGCCGATCTCGGGCAACCTGCATCAACCGGGCTGATTGCGCTTCTGGCCTATCTTGGGCCGCGCGGTGTCGAAGCCCTCTTCCATAAGTGGTTTGACCGGCAGATAACCCACTGATGTGAGAAGCCGCCCAGCTCGCTGGGCGGCTTCTCACATTTTGTGGCTTGGCTATCAATATATTTTGACTTGATGATATTCATGAATTATTTCAAATATATTTCCCCCTAATCATATATGAATACTGATCTCTCGAGTGCGCTCAACAATAGAAGTGGTACGCGTTTGATACTGGAATCCACCAGTTCATCAATTAATGACGCGGAAATTGTATTTGAATTGATTTCCTTGATCCATTTGTTCGGGTGATATCTTGCAACCATGCCCGCAATGTAAAGGCAGACATAATAGAATCCGAACTCATTCAGGTAATCACCATCCCCAACGAAATACATTTGTTTGATGCTTCCACTGAATGATTCTGGAGAATGCCAGCCTTGCATTTCTCGCATCGTATTGATTGTTATTAGAGCTCCGTTAGGCGGCGCTTGTATGGTGATGTCTTCGTACATCAGGGGCTTGAACAGAAACTTGTCCATCACTGCCATTCTGATGGCGGTGGGGGATGGATGCAGCGTGTAAATCAGATGTGCGTCCGTATTAGCGTTCGTGTCGTCGAAGGTGGTAAGACTCTCCATCCGCCCACGCACAAGTTTCGGATTTTTTCCGAATGATTGGAGACTCTGTTGGAGGTCGGGAAGATGGAGCATCGCTTCCAGCAGCGTTAAAGGTGTCGATGGGAAAGGCAGTTCTGAGAGGGCGGTCACGGAAGAAACAGGCTCGTGGCGAGACGTTCCGCTTTCAGACCCAAATTGAAAATGGCGCTCCGCGTAATGTGGGATATGGGTTGCGTAACCGTGCCATAATCCAAACAGTCCATTCAAAGAGCCGTCCCTGTGGCGCTTGGCTTCTGCGCCAAATTCCAAGACGTCCTCCCCGATTTTCAATTCAAGTCCGTGCGAGTTGAAACGACCGTCGCGCCTCGCAAAACTATCATTTCCAGTCCCATCCCACAGAATTAAGACATTGGCCAAAGCCGTAAGACCGTAGTAAGCCTGCAAAGCCCGCGTACTTGGGCCACAGATCTCCGCCGATCTAAAAAACTCTTTTGCTTGTGTGATTGAGAACGCTATTTCTTGGATTTGTTTCTTCACATTCCCGCGCTGGGTTGAAGGTATTTCAGGCCGTCGGCTCATCAGGCGGTCAGTCGAGCGCTCTATATCTTGGAACTGACTTAAACGCCTCCAGATTGTTTCGCGCGAGCGGCTCTCGTTAATAATCGTCGTTGAATTATATAAAAAACTAGCTGGCACGGGAAATCCATATGCTCGATGGTCGGATCGGCGCCATAACACCCACAGCGCAACTCATGTTGAGGACGTATTTGACCGTTTCACTAGAAGTGAGGGATGATCTTCGATCTCGGTGTCGACGTTTTTGAATTGCGTGCTGACTGACCATAGTTCCCAGACTTTTTCCGCACACGGCGCAGGTATTTCGGATTTTTAGACTAACAATTCCTGCGGTGACCGTTGCAACACGCGCGTCTAATAGCTTGCCGCCCTCATCGCTGATCATCAGCGTTTCCTTTCAATGTGGTGTGCAATCAAGCGGACGATTCTCCAGCTAAAAAAACCTTCCTATAAGTCTGTCCAATCATCGGTCATGATCTGGCTGGCTCTTTTTGTAATCCGAGTAATTATACGTCTTTCCCTTTGCCATACTATCGGCTGGGCGAGTTGCCAACGAAACGGCAACTCCATGACAGAGTCGGGTTCAAGCTCATCGAAATTTTCCGGATAATAAACCGGCAGAAGGCTCGTTTCTCCTGCGTCCAGCGCGATGGAAATAGATTCTTGCGAGATCGATTGAATAATCGCACTTAGAGTGTTGTCTGTGGAGACGGAAAGATTTGTACTTTGCAGGCCATTTTCGAATGTGACTATGAGAGGTCTAGTCGCATTGTTAGTAATTCGCAGCGAAAGGAACTTGTTCGCTCCGCCAATAATCAGCGGCTGCGAAACAAAGATTGCGGTGGGATGCTGACGAAACCATTTTTCCCAAACAATAAATACGAAACTTGCAAAACCCGCGAACGCCCCCAGGGCTTGGAGAAAGTCAATCAT